GTGGAACTGTTGGAAGCGTTGGTGTGACTATTGCATCAACCGCAACCGCAGCTCTGTCAGCAGGTTCTTACTCTTACGACTTAGAACTAAACTCTGGTAGCACTATCACTCGTTTGCTTGAGGGTGCTTTCAACGTGACAGGTAATGTGACCCGATGAGCGATGTTGTAGTTTCCGTTGTCGAATCTACTACTACCGTCACAGTTACAGATCAGGACGTTGCAGTAGCGATTACAGAGTCGCCTGTTGTTGTTACGACTGGCACTTCTGGCCCTCAGGGTATTAAGGGTGATACTGGCCCTGCTAATACGCTAACTGTTGGCACTGTCTCTAAATCATCAGATGACACAGCCGTTGTTACTATCACTGGTACTGCTCCTGAGCAAACAATTAACTTCACTTTGCCTCGTGGTCTACAAGGTGTCAAAGGTGACACTGGGGCTACTGGAGCAACCGGCCCTACTGGAGCCACAGGTGCAACCGGAGCCACTGGCCCTCAGGGTGCTACTGGTGCTAAAGGCGATAAAGGCGATACTGGTGCGACTGGGCCTCAGGGTGAAACAGGCCCTGTTGGTGCTACTGGTGCGACAGGTATTCTTTGGCGTGGCACTTGGTCACAGGACATTGACTATGTAAACAACGATGCGGTTTACTACAACAACTCATCATGGTTTGCTTCTGGTGATCCGACTCAGGGCGAAGCACCTGCTTTAGATGCGACTCACTGGTTTCCGCTTGCTATTCAGGGGGCTACTGGAGCAACCGGCCCTCAGGGGCCACAGGGTATTCGTGGTATTGAAGGTCAGCGTGGTGAGCAGGGTGTTAAGGGCGATACTGGTTTAACAGGTGCGACTGGAGCCACTGGTGCTACTGGTGCGACTGGCCCTAAAGGTGACAAGGGTGACACAGGAGATACTGGCCCTCAAGGTAGCCAAGGTATTCAAGGCATTAAAGGTGATACTGGTGACACGGGCCCAACTGGTGCTACCGGCCCTCAAGGTGCAACAGGGCCTCAGGGTGCTACTGGCCCACAAGGGCCAACAGGTGCGACTGGTGCTACAGGTGCTGGCGTTGTTGCTGGTGGTACTGCCGGTCAGGTTCTTTCAAAAGTTGATGGCACTGATTACAACACTCAGTGGACAACGCTTGGTTCAATTACTGTGAACGGTACAGCGGTTGCTTTGGGTGGCACTGTCACAATTCTTGCGGTGTTAGGCTAAAACTATGACTGTCACATCAGGGCAATTATCAGTAGGTACTGTTGCGTTACAGATTGACGGATTAAGCACGAACTATACAAACATTATGGTTCAGAATGACAGCAATACAACAAAGTTGCACATTGGCGGCCCAGGCGTGACCATCGCAAATGGTATGGCCGTAGCTGCAAGCCAAATTATTCAACTACAACTCAAACCACTTGATTCTTTGTGGATTGTGTCAGATACTACGGGACATCCGGTGTCTTGGCTTAGATGGGAAACATAAATGCCGTATTACATTAAAAAAGATCACCCAGAATGTAAATCAGGCTGGGCTGTCGTTGACGATGGTGACGGCTACTACGGTTGCCACACCACTAAGGCTTCTGCTATTGATCAAGCTGTGGCTATCTCTATCTCTGACGAAGAACCGTTCGAGGGCGAACGTGCAGCTATTAACGCTTTGGTTGTTGGCGACTATGTTTCTTGGGATGTGCTAAACCCAACCGTTCTGGCTGAGGTTGTTATGGTGCAGGGCGAGTACGCCGTTATCCGCATCTACGAGTACGAAGATCAGATTTTTACTTCTACCGACAAGATGATGATCCTTAACGTGTTTAAACTTGAGAAGGTTGTACGACCTGAAATGATTGCTGAGGAAGTTGAAGATCCTGAACAGCCTCAAGATCAAATGGATCAGCCTGAAGAAGTTATGGTCGAAGAAGATCGTACAATCAACCAGTCTGCCCCTGCTTACATGAGAGCAGCTGCTCGCCGTGGACTTGCCTACTATAAAGATGGTCAAGGTGGTGCAGGTCTAGTTGATAAGACTATTCGTGAAGCCCGTGAAATGGCTTCTGGCACTATCAGCGATGACAAGTGGATTCGTATTGCAGCTTGGATTTCACGTCACCTTCCAGATCTTGATTCATCGGATGCACAACCTGGCTCAGAAAACTACCCTAGCCCTGGAGTTGTTGCACATTTGCTTTGGGGTTCTGGCCCTTCAAAGAGAGCAGCTCAGAGAACATTGGCATATGCTGAGTCTGTTGTTGCTAGAATTAGAGCAGAAGAAGAAAGACATTCTATGGTTGACGAAGTATTAGACGAATCACGTGATAAGTGGGTTCGTGCAGCTTGGGCTATTAAGGCTCGACTTGAGGGCTTGACTGAGGAAGCACGTTCTTTGGGTAAGACTGAGGTTCGTACTGAGCACGTTGATCTTGAGATTCGTGAGACCGGCGATGGTATGACCTTCGAGGGTTACGCCGCTGTTTTCAATTCTCCGTCTCAGCCTCTGCCTTTCATCGAGACGATTAAGCCAGGAGCGTTCAAGCGTTCTTTGCAGGGTCGTCACCGCATGATGCTTTTGTGGAACCACAATGCCTCTGAGCCTCTTGCTTCAACCCGTAATGGTTCGTTGAAGTTGGTTGAGGATGCTCGTGGTTTGAAGGTCACTGCTAAGTTGGCTAACACTCAGACTGGTCGTGACGTTGCTGAACTTATCCGTTCAGGTGTGATTGATGCGATGTCGTTTGGTTTCCAAGTGAAGAAAGATTCTTGGTCTGCTGACGGCAACAACCGTACCCTTGAGGAAGTCGCAATCCACGAAGTGTCATTAACAAGTTTTCCAGCCTACGAAGGAACTGCTGGCACTACCAGTGTCCGTGAGAAGCGTGACATTGATGCAGACCAGTTGGCTGACAGCCTTATGAAGTTGGAGTCTGGTGAAGAACTAGATTCTGAACAAGCCAAGGTCATCAGCGAAGTTGTTGCAAAACTTACCAAGACTGAGGAAGTTGAAGAAGTTGAGGAAGTTGAAGGCGACATCTTGGCTTTGAAGAAGAAGAAACTAGATCTATTAATGAAAGAGGCTGTGTAATGGCTACTAAAGAACAAATTGAGATTGCTGTAAAAGTAATTAACGAGATTGCTGGTTCGCCAGACTCTGGGCTTATTGCTGAATTGGTTAAAGACATTCAGAAGTCAGAGGTTAAGACCGACAACTCTGCGGCCAAAGAAGTTCGCATTGTCGAGGCAAAAGAAACTCGCTAACCCCCTTTAAGCGGTTCTTCTCCCCCACCAGATTATTCCCTTTCTCTGGTGGGGGTTCTTCTTTTGGTATACTTTTATTCGGCCCGCAGTTGCCACTAACTTGCGGGGGTTTCCTCGGCCACTCCTTAGTGACGGTTCAAAGTGGCACTTAGGCCCAGAAGCCGTCTGAGATTTATTCTCTTGGGGCTTCTGGGTTTTCTCTTTGGCTGTGCATACCTTCAGTAGAATTGATAGTAGGTTCTGTGTGTTCACGGCCTCTAGTCTGTTCAGCGTTTCCGCGGCAGAAATAACTATTCACTTTAATTTAGGAGAACCATGTCAGAGTTCATTAAGACTCAGGCTGAAGTTCGCAGCAACCTTGTTGCTCAGATGCGTGAGGTTATTGACCTTGCTGAATCAGAGAAGCGTGGACTAACTGCTGAGGACGTTCAGAAGATTAACCGCATCGAGGCAGACATTGAAGCCCGCGATGCAGCTATCGAAACTGCTCAGAAGGTAGAGGCTCGTTCAGCCGCTGCTGCTGAAGCAGCATCATCATTCACCCCTGCACAGGCAACATCAACTACCGATGCTGACCTTCTACGCTCAATCGCTCGTGGCGAAATGCGTGGATACGAGTTCGCTCGTGAAGCACGTGCAGCTCTAGTACCTTCAAGCAACACTGTTGGCGAATCTTTCTACAACAGAGTGTTTGAGATCGCTCAGTTGGTTGGCCCAATGCTAACCACCTCAGAGGTATTCAACACTGCTTCAGGTGAGAACCTAGTTATCCCAACCGTTACTGCAACCTCATCTGCTGGTTCAGTAGCTGCTGGTTCAGCAATCACCGAGTCAAACCCAACCTTCTCATCAATCACCCTAGGTGCTGAGAAGTACGGTGCTCTAGTTTCTGTATCATCAGAACTAGTAAGTGACGCAGGATTCGACATCACTGGTTACATCGCTCAGGAACTAGGAACCTCTCTAGGTCTTCAGAGCAACTCAGTTCTAACTGCTAAGTTGGCTGCGGCTGCTGGTTCAGTTGTAACTGGTGGAACTGGTGTTGCTGGTGCAGCGACTTACGAAAACCTAATTGACCTTGTATACGGCATCGCTGATGGTGCACGTGTTCTTCCAGGTCTTGGTTTCCAGATGTCAAAGACTGGTATCGCAGCAGCTCGCAAGATGAAGGACGGTGCAGGAAACTACATCTGGTCTGATTCAGCAGTTGCAGGTCAGCCAGCGACTCTATTGGGCTACTCAGTTTACGAGAACCCAGCAGTTGCCGCTGTTGCTACTGGTGCTAAGTCTGTTCTATTCGGTCACCTACCTTCATTCAAGGTTCGTGTTGCTGGTGGAATCCGTGTAGATCAGTCATCTGACTACGCTTTCAACACAGACGTTGTGACTTACCGCGGCCTAATCAGACTTGACGGTGGACTCACACACGCAAGCCACATTGGCTACTTCAAGGGTGGAGCGAGCTAAACCCTCGCCATTCAAGACTGGAAGCCCCTCAGAGTGCGTAGGCTCTGGGGGGTTTCCTTTACCCTAAACTTTGCTATGCTGAAATAACTACGAAAGGGAAACATGGCAAAGATTGATGGTGTCGTTTCAGTTTGGTCTAATAGTCCAACTCAACCTACTGGTTATGGTCAGCAAGCCGCTTATCTGATTGACCGTTTAAAGCGTGACGGTGCTGATGTGGCAGCTATGTCAAATTATGGTGTTGAGGGAAACATTGTTTCTTACAAGTCACCGTATGGTGAGATACCTCACTACCCTCGTGGTATGGATCCGTACTCTAACGATGTGGCTCCTATGCACCACGCTCATTGGAAGTCTAAGAATCCTGGCAAGAAAGATGTTTGGATTTCGTTGTATGACGTTTGGGTGTTAAACAATCCGGCGTTTGACAAGATGAACATTGCTTCGTGGGTTCCGTTGGATCACGTGACCATGCCACCTAAGGTTAAGGATTGGTTAGAGAAGCCGAATGTGACTCCGATTGCTATGGCCCCTAATGGTGTGCGTCAAATGGAGCAGAGTGGTATTGCTTGTGAGTATGTGCCACACGCTATTGATACAAAGATTTTTAAACCGTCTGACAAGATTGACGGTCAGGATGCTCGTGACTTTATGGGTATCACTGATGAGTTTGTTGTGGGTATGAACGCAGCTAATAAGGCTTCTGGTCTGGTGCACCGTAAAGCATTTTCGGAGAACCTGATGGCTTTTGCTATTTTCCGTGAACGTCACCCTGACGCTGTGCTTTACATTCACACTGATCCGTTGGGTTCGGCTGGTGGTTGGAATCTGATCAAGATGCTGAAGGCTTTTGGTATCCCTAAGGAAGCGATTATGTTCCCGCCGTATGTTGATTACAAGTACGGTATGCCTCAGGCTGATTTGGCTGGTCTTTACTCATCTATGGATGTGTTCTTAGCTCCGTCTTATGGTGAGGGTTTTGGTTTGGGCACGATTGAGGCTCAGGCGTGTGGTACACGAGTCATTGGTTCTAATTGGGGTGCGACACCTGATTTGGTTGCTGAAGATGGTTGGTTGATTGATGGTCAGCCTATGTGGGATTCTGGGCAGGACGCTATTTGGCAGGTTCCTTTGATTCCGTCTATTGTTGAGGCTTTGGAACAGGCGTATAAAGCAGATCGTGGCGTGTCGGAAACTGCTGTTAAGTTTGCTAAAGACTTCGATGTGGATACTGTCTTTGACAAGTATTGGGTTCCTGTTTTGAAGAAGTTACTTAAGTGATTCCGGTACTTGGCTTTGCGACACTGAAAAGATTTGACCTTGCTGATCGTCTTCTACGTTCTGTGGATTATCCTGTGGAACATCTCGTGGTGGTTGATAATTCGGGAACTCAGGAATGGAACCCTATCAAACCTGATTTGGTACGGAATTTATGGGTTATCCGTGTGCCATTTGGCCTTGGTCTTGTTGGTGCATGGAACCTGATAGTAAAATCAACACCATACGCACCGTATTGGGTGCTTATAAACGATGATGCTTGGTTTGCCCCAGGTTCATTGAAGAAAATCGAAGAAGGTGTGGACACCAATGCTCTCAACTTTGTGGACATTAATCCGGCGTGGTCTTGTGTGGTATTCGGTGAAGGCATGGTTGAAAAAGTTGGTCTTTACGATGAGCGTTTCTACCCTCTTTATTTTGATGACAACGACTTGGAACGTAGAGTGGATTACGCCGAGGTTCCGAAGAATCACATCGCAGCTCAGGTCTTTCACCAGAACTCCTCAACGCTCAATAGTGGGTATCAGGTACAGAACCAGAGGTCTTTTGTGGCAAATCACACGCTTTATGAAACTAAGGGCAGAGAAGATGACTTCACGCAAGGTGAGTGGAGTCTCAAAGTGCGAAGGGCTAACCGATGGGACTGAGTGTTTACACGGGCGGGACGTTCGATTTGTTCCATGCGGGACACGTGGAGTTCCTGAGGAGATGTGCAGAGCTTGGCTCTGTGACTGTTTCGCTAAACGAGGATGAGTTCATTGAAAAATACAAAGGTAAAAAACCTGTTATCTCTTATCAAGAACGCAAAGATGTCTTATTGGGATGTCGCTGGGT